GTATATAACGTCTTATTCCTACTTCTAGATTTCAATTCATCTTTTAACATATTATCTTCTTGACCATAAAAATATGCCCAAGCAATACAATCTTCACCCTGTCTATTTTTCCAAGTTAACTTATGTGTCATTTTCAACATAATATATCTATTATATCCACTAGCCACATAATCTTCTAAATAATACACCATCCAAGGTTCTTTTAAACCGTCTGAATCAGGCATCATTAAAATAGTTCCACTTGGCATATCTAAATTTACATCAGTCAAAAGATAATGCATAGTTTTTGTTTCGTTTTGTTTTGAAGGAGTAAACTCTCCTTCATATTCTTCTCCTTCGTATCTAAAATTCACATAATAAACCGATCTTTTCAACTGTGCTTTAAAGTTTTCTTCACGTTGGCGCTGCATACGTGACTGAAAATCTATTCCATATCTATTTAATCTTTTTAAATATACTTCTTCATAATAGCCCATCTATTTGTCCCCCTGTTTAGAGAGCAAAGACATACAATCAAAAATTGTTTTTCTAAAATATTGATAACTTAAATGTCTACATGAAGCAAGTTTATGATATAAAGAATAGTAATTAATCGTTCTTTCGTTTTCATCAAACCCTTCTAATTCTATTAAAATAGAATCTAAAAAGGCTTCCCATTTACGACCGCGCTCATACTCACAAAGCAATCCATACAGTTGACTTTTCAGCTTATTATTATAGCCTTCTAAAACCTCTGGAACATACTCCATTCTATTCACCTGCCAACTTTGTATAATCAAATGGCTGTTTATTTCGTGAACGATAATATAATCTTTCTAAGTAACAAGCTTCTGCTCTTTCCTCTTTTAATAACTTTTGTAACTTATCAATCAAATTTGCCTGTGAAAAGTCTCTTTCAACATATAATGGCTTGATATTTTCCCATGTAAGAATTTCTCTATCAAGCCATTCGCATTTCATAAAAGTCGCTAAAATTTGAATTTCTTCGGTATTTAAATCACCGTAAAAGTTATCATTTTTATCTATTGTAAGGTCAACTCTAGGAAATTTAAAATGAGGTATTGCTCCTTCCAAGAGTTGACGCCAATCGGCTTCTACTTCTTGTTCAGTCCAATTCAGCCATTCATCTTCTAACATTTTTGATAAAAAAGCTTCATAAACTTTATTTATGGGAGTCATTTTAATCCTCCTTAGTTTCCTCTTTGTCTTCCTTATTAAGTTTAATCGCGCTCATTATATCTATACCTGTAAGTTTTAAAAGTATTTCTGCTTTATCGAAATTAACAATTTCTTTCTCAATAGCATAGTTAGCCAATTCTACTAATTGTTCTTTCGGTAACTTATTTACCTCTTTTCTGAAATCAGCAATAGGCATATTCTTTAAATATCTTTCCCTTTGACTATCATCTAATGCAATAATCTCGGTTGGAACCTTAGTACCTTCTGCTTCTAATCCTAAAGCAATCTTAACTTCCATATCGTCAATACCCAGCGCGCCGTCTCTAAATAAAGCTTCAACACCAGGATTATAAATAGCTTCTGAAAGTTGATCAAACGGAATTGTCTTAACAGAACCCTTACGTTCCCATTCACGTCTTAATCTTAAATCTGGTACAGATAAAAGAACTCTACTTGAAATTAAACTCTTAACTTTTACTTTCTCTTCCATAATTTTGCTCCTTTTAACTCCTAAAAAAATAATCAAGGGAGGGGATTAACCCCTCCCCTTTAAACATTCCTATATATCATAGGCTTCCTTATAAGTTTGAGCAATATCCTCATTCTTATAAATAGCCCAGTTATGATAAGCAAGAATAGCAGAACCCATCTTTCTATAAGTATGGATTTCCATCGAATTATCCTTGTTCACCCAATCATATACTTGAGTATCTCCTTCAAAGACAATCTTCACAACCTTTTCTCCACCCGTAGGCAGTACATAAGCAAGTTGCGGATCAATCCAAGTTTCTGTATTGCTTTCATCTATGAAGGATTGCGGTATTTGAACAATCGGCGTTCCTCTAAAGAGATTAATGTATCCAGTATTATGAATAGCATCAATATCTTGCGGATGATATACTCCACCATAATTTCCACTTTGCGGAATAGGCACAATCGCATCTGCACCCATAGCAGCGATAAATTCAGGCGGCGCAAAGATTACAGCATTAGAACCATAAGCCCTAACTGTAGAAATCAGCTTCATCATCGCATCTCCATCAAAACCAGAAGCAACTACCCTATTATTTGTAGGAACTCCAGACTTTGTTACAGCCGCGCGCAGTGCTCTTTGAACTTCTTGATAGACAGCATCGGTTTGCGCTTCAGTAAGAAGAGCAACAAGTTCCGACATTGTTTCAGCTCCATCAAGCATCCTTTCAAAATCAATTCTGCAAGCTCCGCCGTAAGCCTTTCCACCTAATTCAAACGTTCCGTTATCAAGTCTGAAAGTCTCATATACTCCAGAAAGACCAACTTGAGTGAGGAATTTCCTAGCTCTTGTTTTTCCAAGTCTTGTTCTGAATACAGCCTTTTGTCCTTGAGGAACATTCTGTACTTCAGCGAATATGCCAACTGCATCAATTACCTTATTCGGTACGATTTCGTCAGCAGCCTTAATCACGATATCATAAATATCGTATCTATTTCTCATAAAATCATTTACAGATCCTACCAATCCCTTAAGTCCATCACGAAGTGCATCGTCAACGTTCTCAACAGAATAGTCGGTAGGAGCCTGACCTTTAGCCGCATAAATGGCTAATTCTTGTAATTCTTTAACAGTCATTATTTTCTACCTCCCTATTATGCTTCAAGAACCTGGAACTTAATTGCAAATTGCCCATCCGGCATCGTTGTCTTTTCAACAGCTTTCAGAACAGGACCAGCAGTCGGCGCTTTCTTTGCAAGTAAAATCGCTCCATTATCACTAATTCCACCATAGAGAGCTGTCGTATCTAATGCTTCTGCAGCTGCAATAACCGCATCATCATCAGCAAAATCACCATCGTCATAGCAAAGGCAATTTGTTGTAAACAACTCACCAACAGATAAGAACCCAAGTCTCGGCAGGAATTCTCCTCTTTCAAGTTTGAAATCCTTTAAGCTATTGGCTCTTTCATCATACATGTGCTCTGCAGAATAATTAATAGCAATAGGCATATCTGCAGCAACTGCACTGGTAGGAAGTTTAACAGCTCTGTTAACTCTATCAATCGCCAGAAGCATCCCATTTTCAGCCGGGATATCAGCAAAATCTGTCTCATCAAGAGCGCATTGTGCTTCTACACGGCCGTCTCTAGGAAAAGCTACCTGGTTTAATTCTAATTGACCAAAACCGTCAATTACAAATCTTTTTACTCCAGCCATAATTAATCCTCCGATTATTTATTTTTATATCTACTTAAAATACCTTCAATACCACTTAATTCCGGATCGTCCTTAGGCAGTACATGAGATACTTCCTTATCTTTAGTGAAAAGTGTCGGTTGAGATTGAACGAGAGCATAAGCAAGTTCCTTATCAAGCTCATCCTTTGTCATTTCTTCCATCTTCTCTTTGAATGAAGTAATAACATCAGCATCAAGAAGGGCAGTATAATGATTAAGAAGTTCTTCTTTTTCATTTAAAACAACCTGCTTCTTAAATTCTGCTAATTCATTATTCTCTTCAGTAAGAGATTGAATAGTTGACTGACTCGCTTCATAATTGTCTTTAATCTCATCTAATTCTTTTCCAACATTTTCATTCTCCTGTTGTAAAGTCGAGATTGTCTTTTCGCACTCTTCAATTTTCTGTTCAAAATCTTTTTGTTTTTCAGTCAACGAATTAATTTCATCTACTTTAGCATTATAATTCTCATCAATCTTCTCAAATGTATTTTGATTTAACTCATGTAAAATATTTAATGCGCGCTTTTCTTCTTCGTTAACATCAACAATATAACACTTTTCTTTCTTGTCAATTACTAAAGAATCAGTATTATCATCCTTAGTATAATAAACTCTTTCATAACTACTATCTTCAAAATTCCAAGCAACCGCATATTCATCATATACGTCACATAATGCATAATCCATTACGTATTCATTCTCTTCATCGAATCTAGGGTTAAGAAGAGTCCAAAGCATATTATATTTCTGATTATCAGAAAGTTTAAAATTCATTTGTTCCTCTCCTCCTATATCAAGCTTAGACTGTAGTTCAAATTTTTCCATACGATCTACAAGTTTTTCCGCGACCAAATCATAGAACGCCGCGCCTTCAAAGCAAGGCTCAAAGTCTTCTCCTAAAGCTTGAAGACCTAAGAAGCAACCATCAGTAAATACATAATACTTTTTGCCTTGTATATATTGCCATTCACCTTCAATTGCATCTGCGTATAATTCCATAGATTGTGCGGAATCTACTATATCTAATGCTTCTTTTTGATAGATTGCTGTATAAAGTAGAACATCAGTACAAGCATATTCTCTTTCTACTCCATCAGAATCCACATGTTTTTCCCAAGCAAAGTGATTTTCTACAGGAACTACGCCATAAATTCTACCTTGATAACGTTGAGTACCGTGATCAGTAAAATCATCTTCTAAAGAGTCATATATACCCTTTACCGGCGCGTATGGCAAAGAAGCGATAAGTTTTTCAGCAAATTCATCTGTAATATACGTACCGTTTCTATTGCCACCTTTGTAAAAAATACGACACCTTGCGAGAGACATAGTTTTATTATAGGCGGTTACATCACCATAAAGAGAAAGAGAAAAAGTTGTCATTTTTTTTCTATCCATTTGTGCTTGAACCTCCGCCATCTAATGATTCTTCATTAGCAATTGTTTTTGCACTTTTTTCTTGCGCTGGTAGTTCAGGACGACCAGGATCATTACCGGGTTCCGTATAAGCGGTGCTTAACGGAACGAGTTTTTCTTTCAATCCTAATACGTCGTTTTCCAAATCTTTAATATTCCCAAGCTCTCTTTGCGATAGTCCCATTGCTAATGCTGGTAGAACAAAACTATATCCAGAATTAGCCATTTTCAAAGTTTCATCTATATATTTTTGTTCATTGTAAAAAGTTATAGGAAGAATAGTATATTTAAAAGATATATTTGAATTACCGAAAGTATCATTAATAATATAAGTCATTAACTTATCTAACTTTCGCGCAAAAGTCATCATCAAAGCCATATCATTATTAATTGAAGTCTCTAACGATAAGTTAGATTCCGTTCCAAATAATTGTGGACTTGAACCAGACTCAGAATATATATGAGTTAATGATTTATCTACACTATTAAGCGCATTATCATTAGCAGTTTTTGATACAACAGCATCAACATCAGCATAAGTTGTTAAAACAGAAATATTAGGATTACCCTTCATCATCTTAACAGTACCCTTATGCATTACTTCTGCTTCATCTGGTTCAAACAATAAAGCTCCATCTTGTAAATGGGGTATCTTTTGAACAATGACTTTTCTAATTTCTTCTAAATCTCTTTCTTTATTAATATCTCTTGCTTGGTCATATTCAATAGCGGCAGGAATTATGTTTAGAAATGCAGGACTCCCATCTAAAAATGGAAGACATATCCCAATTTCTGCGGGTATAAAAACCCATTTCTTAACCTTACCTAACTTATACTTCTTATACCAATCAGATATTTGCTTTGGATAAACCTGTAAAGCCATCTTACGTTTATCTTGATCAACTATTGTATCAAAATAGGTTACATCAAATTCAATTAAATCGTTTCCACTTAAATCTTTAAATCTAGTTTGACAATAATAAACTGGTAAATCAATTAATGTAACCGAGTTTTTATCAACCGTCTGAATAATTCCGTAATAGCACCCATCGCGCAAAGCGGCGATAGCAATATTAGTAAATAGTTCAGGCAATTGCGCCTTATCTACAAAATTTATCGCATTATTATACTTTTTTTCGACATACGATTCGGAGAGAGTATGACCAAAACTTGGATTCGGAATTAACAAACCCGTATATTTTAATAGAGTAGCATAGTGCAATAAAATTCTTTGATAAAACCCACCTTTTTTAAAATAAGACCTTGATAATGCAATTCGATCAGCCAACGACCCATCTTCAATAATATTATCAATTTCTTCAGGTGTATATTTTTTAGTACAACGTTTCTTATACAGAGTTGACCCATAGATAAAATCATAAGACTCATCATTGGCCGCAATCATCTGTTGATAAGATTTAGAGAAGTTAGTTAGAAACTTTTCTTTATCGTTTCTATCCATTTATCCCTCCCGTAAAGAAAACTAACTTACGATCCGCCGCGTGATGACGATGGCTTCGACTATAGTATTCTTCTTCCAACTCTTTAATCCGCCATAATCCATAAGAAAAACTTGAATATTTATCTTTTGGAAAACGACTATTAATTCGTTCAAGAACTATGTCCAAGCTAGAGCCAGTACGTTTTAATCGCAAATTACTCATTTCCTCAAACAATTTTGTTGTCATTTCGTGAGGCATTAGTCTCACTACGCGCTCTTCAATGGTCATTTTCTGACCAACTTTAGTAGACAAGAGCGCGCTTTTTGCTTCCTGTTCTTTTATTAGAAAGCGTACCATCCCACTAGTTAAGCGAGAATAGCAATTACCGTGAATTTTAGAATTAAGAGCTTGATTAGCTTTAATTCCATATAAAATTCGCGGAGCATCTTTAGGTTGAATTAGCTTATAATTATCATCATTGATAAAGCCATAAGCCGGCAGCATATTTCCCATTTCATCATATTGAGGCTTAATTAATTCATCTGCTAAGCCAACTCCTAATCCATTGGTATCAATTACTACCTCTCGTGGATTATATTGTTGAATTAATTTCTTTAAATCAACCGCTTGTACTGTAAAAGCTTTTGTTTGTGGAGTACGACCTAATACAACTAAATTAACTAAAGTAGCGTAATACTTACCTTTTATAACATTAACACGAAATATGCAAACCGCAGTTTGGTCGCTAATTCGGCCTACGTCTACTTACCGTGAATTTTAGAATTAAGAGCTTGATTAGCTTTAATTCCATATAAAATTCGCGGAGCATCTTTAGGTTGAATTAGCTT